CCTTCGGACGACGGACGTAGGACGGAAGCGACCGAACGACCGAAGAAACGCGCTGCCGGAAAGTAGCTGCATGAGGAGGTGATTTTCAGATGACTACGGCTGAAAAGATTGAAATGACGATGACTCTGCTGGGTACCGATGATTCTGCGCTGGAGGACAAGCTGGAGATCTACCTGAATGCGGCGGGCCGGGAAATTCTCGCGTGGAGGTATTCGTATTCCGGGAAAGCACCCGACGAAGTGCCGGAAGAGTACGAGATGACCCAGATTCATGCGGTGATTGCGGGCTATTCGCAGAGCGGCGCTGAGGGCCAGAAGTCCCACTCTGAAAACGGCATTTCGCGGACATTTGCTTATGCAGATATGATGCATTACATTCGTGCGAACGTAATGCCGCTGGCAGGGGTGATGTGATGCGGTGTCTGAACCGGAATAAGGCCACGTTTTACTGCGCGTTGTACGCTTCGCGGGAACCGATGCTGGATTCATCCGGAAACGATACGGGCCAGTACGCAGTAAAGTATGCGAACCCGATTCGCTATGCAGGAAATATTTCTGCTGCGAAGGGCGAAACGAGCACCCGCCAGTTTGGCGAGGACGAGCGGTACGACCGCGTGATTGTGCTGGATGATCCGGATACCCCGATCGACGAGAACGCGGTGCTGTGGATTGAAACGAAGCCCATGATCGCCGCGAACGGCAGGCTCGCTGTGAATGCGGACGGGGAAATGATCACGCCGTGGGATTACATCGTAAAGCGCGTGGCAAGGAGCCTGAACAGCGTGTCGATTGCGGTCAGCAAGGTGCATGTGAATGGGTAAGACGAAGATCGTTGTGGAGCTCAGCCCTTCCGGCATTAGCGCCGCCATACGTGCGGTGGAGGCCTATCGGAAACGCATAGAACGGCTGGCGGAAGAACTGCGATTACAGGTGGCAGAGCAGCTGCGCCTGTATGCGGAATCGGCATTTCAATCTTCCATGGTGGACGTGCTGTTGTCCGGAGACGCCAGAAACGCCGAGGTTACGGTGGAAGTAAGCGATTCCGATGGCATTACCCTGGTGATCGCCAACGGCGAGGACGCAGTATTCGCGGAGTTTGGCGCAGGCGTTTACTTTAACACGCCTGCAGGCAGCAGCCTGCACCCGGAAGGTGAGCGGCTCGGTTTTACGATCGGAAGCTTCGGCAAGGGGAATGGCGTGAAAAACGTGTGGGGCTATTACGCGGACGGTGAGTTGCGCCTGACACACGGTACACCGGCGTCCATGCCGCTATACACTGCGGCGAGACTGGTGTGCAGCGACATAGAAACCATAGCGAGGGGGGTGTTCACATGATCGACATTGAGAGCGAGGTATTCAACACTGTAGCGGCTGCGCTGCGTGCGAAATGGCCCAAGCTGTATATGGTCGGCGAATATGTGAGGGCCCCGAAATCATTTCCGTGCGTGTCGTTGGAGGAGCGCGAGAATGTGGTTCTGACGCGAACGCAGACGGGTGAACACACCGAGAACCATGCCTCCGTTATGTATGAGGCAAACATTTATTCCAACAAGGCGAACGGCAAAAAAACGCAGTGCCGGGAGATTGCCATGGCGCTGGATGAAGCGATGGCGCACATGGGATTTACCCGGATTATGCTCAATCCGATCCCGAACATGGACGATGCAACGATATACCGCATTACGGCGCGGTACAGAGCCGTTGTATCAAAAAACAACACGATCTATAGGAGGTAATGCGATATGGCAAGATCTACTTACAAGACCTTTCTGATGTATGCCGAGGGTTCCGGCTCGACCTACGAAAAGCTGATTGATATCAAGGATTTCCCGGATATGGGCGGCGCTCCGGAAATGCTGGAAACCACCACCCTCTCCGACAGCATGCAGACCAATATCCCGGGCATTCAGTCCCTGGATGCACTGGAATTCACTGCCAACTATACGGCTGAGGATTACGGCAAGCTGAAGGCCATGGAAGGCACTGAGAACAATTTCGCGGTATGGTTTGGCGGCACTGAATCCGGCGGCGTGGTTGAGCCCAGCGGCTCCGAGGGCAAGTTCAATTTCAAGGGTAAGCTGTCCGTGTATGTGGCAGGCGGCGGTGTAAACGAAGTTACTGATATGAAGATCTCTATCGCAGCTTCCACCGTAATTACCTTTGCTTCCGGTATTTAATAGATGGGAGGCGTAGCATTTGAGTAAGCAGCTGCATTTTACCTATGAAGGCAAGGAATATGTGCTGGAATATACGCGAAAGAGCGTAGAGCGCATGGAGGCCAGCGGCTTTATGGTCAATGAGATCAACGATAAGCCCATGACCATGCTGCCGCGCTTGTTTGCAGGCGCGTTCATGGCCAATCATCCCTATGTATCAAAAAATGTAGTGGATGGCATCTTTGCAAAAATGAAAGACCGCACCGAACTGATCGGAAAGCTGACTGAAATGTACAACGAACCGATTTCGGCGCTGGTAAGCGAACCCGAGGAAGATTCGGGAAACGTGGAGTGGACGGCCAGCTGGTAAGCGACGAACCGTCTGAAGATGGGCGGGAGGGGAAACCTATCCCGCCCAAAGCTTACACGGAAACGTTCTTTGAGTATTTCCCGTACTATCTTTCGATCGGGATGACTTATGACCAATACTGGAATGGCGATCCGATGCTTGTAAAAGCCTATCGCAAAGCGGCCGAGATCAGCGCCGAACGAAAAAATCAGGAATTGTGGCTGCAAGGAATGTACATTTATGACGCCTTGTGCTGCGCATCGCCTATATTGCGCGCGTTTACCAAGAAGGGCGCAAAGGCGGTTCCGTATCCGAAAGAGCCGTATGCGATTACGAAACATCAGGCGAAAGAGAATGAAGAAATGCGCGAAAAGCGCGTGATGGAGAAGGGAAAGGCCATGATGGCTGCGTTCATGGCGCAATGTCAGCGACGGCAGGAAAACCACGCGGCGGAAGAGGTGATTTTGGATGGCGACGACGATTGATTCATTGCAGATTGAGATTGGCAGCAGCAGTAAAGCGGCATCGCAAGGGCTGAATGCGCTCAAAACTACGCTTGAAAAGCTGAAGAAGGCCACGAGCGGCGGTTTGGGTCTGAATGGTGTATTGACGCAATTGACGGGACTGAACAACGCGGCCAAGAGCACGGGCAGCGGTGTGGATGCGTTGGCGAAGAGCTTGAACGCGCTCGGATCGGCCACGAAGGGGCTGAAAATCTCGTCCAGCGTGGCCAATCAGATTAAGGAAATAACCGCTGCGGCAAACAGCATGAGCGGCGCAAATCTGACCGGCATCCGACAGCTCGGTTCCGCGCTGAATGATCTCAACGCAGTAAGCAATGTGAAGCTGTCCTCGTCCATCGCACGTCAGCTGGTGGACATCGGCGCGGCTGTCGAATTGCTGCACGGGGTGGACTTCGGAGGAATTTCGGGGCTTGTGACCGGCTTGGGCGCGTTAGGCGACCTGCGCAAAACCAATTTGGACGGGTACATCAAGCAGCTGAGTAAAATTCCGACGGTGATGAAGGATCTGGCCGACGTGGATATGGACAAGTTCGCCGGAGAGATTCAGCGCGTGGCCGCAGCGCTGCAGCCGCTCGCATCTCAAATGGAACGGGTCGGATCCGGGTTTGCGGCATTTCCTTCGAAGGTCAAGAAATACACAAACAGCGTATTGCAGATCCCGACCGCAAATAAAATGGCGGCAGGTTCGTTTACGAACTTTGCTGCAAAACTGGGCTTGACGGGTATAAGCTTGCGCACAGTGTCCATGTGGGTTGCGAGATGGATTACCGAATCCAATGGATATGTGGAAAATCTGAACCTGTTCAATGTGGCCATGGGCGAATATGCCGATCAGGCGAAGGCGTATGCGGACAAAGTAGCTGAAGTTGTGGGCATAGACCCCAGCGCATGGATGCGCAATCAGGGCATATTCATGACGCTTGCGGACGGCTTTGGCGTGGTTGGTGATCGTGCCTATATCATGAGCAAAAATCTCACCCAGCTGGGATACGATATCAGCTCGTTCTTCAATATTCCCATTGAAGAATCCATGCAGAAGCTCGAATCCGGTATATCCGGTGAAATCGAACCGCTGCGCAGACTTGGTTACGATCTGTCTCAGACGAAGCTGCAGGCGATTGCGGCAAGCCTTGGCATCCAGA